TCGGGATTTAGCGCAGTTGGTAGCGCACGTCGTTCGGGACGATGAGGTCGCTGGTTCGAGTCCAGTAATCCCGACGAAAAGCCGTCATATGTGCCGTAAACACTGAGGTTTTGCCACGGTCGTGGCCAAAATGGTCGGTACAATTTCGGTATCACTCCTATACAAATTATTAAAAATAGGCTGTATCTGAAAAAAATTAAGATATGGCTAAAAAAAATTATGCTCCAAATTCGAATGACACAATTCTTAGCAGTGTCATTGGCTGGAAACCTCCAGTTTTGCATCAGAAATCAGAATGTTATATCTCCTTCATGGCGTTTGATCCAGGAGTCAACCGCATGAGAAAGAAAAAAATTATGCTTGACCATATCAAGGGCAAGCGGAACCAACGTGTCTATGCCGACCAGGTTATTAAAAAACTCACCGAGAAACTTATGTCAGGATGGAATCCTTGGATTGAGGAGCTGCAGCCCCTGGAATATACTAAATGGGATGACGTTCTCGACAGGTATAAGTCTTATCTGGCCAAAATGTGCAATGAGGGAAGTATGCGTGAGGAGACTTTAGTTGACTACAGCAGCCGTGTCCGTATCCTGGAAAAATGGAAGAAAGAAAAAAACATAACTCTCAATTTTTCTTATCAATGGGACAAAAGTAATGTGAGTAAGTTTCTGGACTACATTTTCATCGACAGGAATAATACAGTATTGACTCGCAACAACTATCTTGCCTGGACTAAGAGTTTCTCCGCTTATCTGTTGGCTCGAGGCTATATACCCAAGAACCCAACAGAAGGACTGGAACGTATCAAGAACAGGCAGAAGAAAAGCAGAGATGTCATACCTGACTGCACCATGCTGCTCATCAGAGATTATCTGATGGAGCACAACAGGCACTATCTGCTTGCGTGTGAAATTATCCACTACCTCTTCATCCGCCCTCGTGAGATGTCATATCTCAGAATCTGCGATATCCACGTCAAGACTCAGACAATCAGTCTGCATGGAGAGAATACCAAGAATGGCAATGATGCCGTGATCACGCTCCCTTCTCATGTCATCAAGCTGATGATGGAACTCAACATCTTCTCTCACCCAGGGCAGGACTATCTCTTCTCTGACGGGTTCTGCCCAGGACCTGAAAGAAAGAACGAGAAAATGTTCAGAGACTACTGGACTCGAGTTCTGAGGAAGGAACTGAAGCTCTCACCTCGCTTCAAGTTCTACAGTTTGAAGGACACAGGCATCACCAATATGCTGCGGGCAAATGCCGATGTCTTGTCGGTCAGAGACCAGGCGAGACACTCGTCCATACTCATCACCGATATATACACACCAAAGGATATACAGAAGGCGAATGAGTATATCAAGAACTATCAGGGAATCCTATAATATAATAAGGTGGAGAGCAGTTTGCTCCCCACCTTATTATATATATTATGATTGCATGTAAAAATAGCCTGTGTAAACTGGCTCGATGGCATCGTCCTTGACTTCCATCTCTATTTTCTCGCATACAAATCTCTTGTTGCGGATGATGTATATCTTGGATGGATCCGGTATGTCATCAGACTTGAACTTGACCTCCATGCAGTTTTTATTGTCTATATGGAAAGCCTTGCTATGGAACTCTGCTAATGATACTGCACCATTGGCTACTGAATTCAGGGATAGCGAAAAATTATTGCCGGCAGTCACTAATATACCCTCATATGTATAATCACTGTTAATGCGATAATCTGTGATGAACATTGGCCATCTTGATTTATTACCTACCCATGATATACTGCCGTATGGCACGTCAAATGCCTGCACTTTACCTGGCAGTATGAAAAAGACACTCATGACCTCCTCTTCAGCTTCGCTCTCATCCATGCTTGACTCATCATCTATGGCATCCTGTACGGATGTGTAGCTATATCCGTCTTCATCAACATCGCACTCCTTTGAATCCGCTTCCTTGTTATTAGGTATTGACAGCAGGCAACGCTTCTCGTAGTATTTATCTTCTAGGAATCCTGTCTTGAAATTGATATCTTCTACAACTTGTGCAGCAGGAGAAATGCTCAGATCGACATAATCATCAGAAGAACTGTCCCTGATTAAAGGTGACCATACACCTGCCAACTGCCATGTTTTCGTACCATCCTCATTCTCTACATATATGTAGTAACTTCTGAGGAACTCAATGATAGTCTGCCTCTTTTTCTTCTCAGACCATCCCATGGTAGTCTGAGAAAACTGATCGAGCACGCCGAAATAATCGACACTCTGAACGATATTGAAGTTGTCAAAAACCTTCTTTGGTATGCTCTCATAGTTCCCTCTATTGGCTGAACCATCCATTTTGTACTCCAGGTTCGCAGTTGCAGAAGTGCTGAAAGAACCGTCTTCGTCATAGTCTGCCGAATATTCATCCAGCGGTTCTATCTCAATAGAATCTGCAGAACTCAACTCTGAGGAACTGATGACGCTGCAGGTCTTCTGGACTTCATCGAAGTAGATGGAGGCATTGAAGAGTTTCCGGAATTCCTCAATAAATGTATAGCTTGTCCAATGAGGTAGCGCCCTTCTAATCTCGCGAGTCTTGTAGGCAGAAGCTATATAAAGCTGGTTCCATGGCTTGCAGTCAAAATCGTTGCGCTTGATAGTATATCCTTCGTATTCTACTACTTTACGAAAGATATACATCAGGCTTGGCTGAACAGCTAGGTTAGAGATAAATGGTGCATTGTAGCCAATAAATTGTTTCGTTTTATCTACTCCAACAAAATTTGCAATCATATCATTTGTTTCGTCCCGTACAGGTACGAAGCACCATTTTCCTTCCACTCCCAGGAACTTCGTCTTATCTTCATCTAATCTGTAAATTTCAGTTATTCTGTCCTTGAACTTCTGTGACCAGCCCTTATCAACATCATATCCCGGCTTATCTGCTGTACCGAATGGAATCTCGTCGATGTAGTGTTTTTCCATGCGGTCATTGAACTTGATGCGAGACTTGCCTCCGACTATCTGCAGTTTGATCTCTTTTTCATTCACGGAGAGTATGGTACCGACACCGCTCATGATGAGCTGGCTGTTACAGTACAGCTTGCAGTCATCGTATTTGGCGATATTCTTCTTGACTTCCAAGCGTGAGACATTTTTGAATATGACACGGTTCTCCAGTATATTCATGGGGAAGGTGATGTCATAGGTGTACTCACCATCATCGGTGACATACTGGTTGGCGTATGTCACCTTGATGGATGATGTAGATATGGGATAGGCCTTATGGCCATTGATGATGCATGTTATCATATTCCACTACTTATTGTTTAAAATGCGCTGATAATCCTGCAGTCTGCGGTGCAGACCTCTACGTCCAGATATCGGAACCTCGACCTCAATGCCATCGTCAAGAGTCTGTGTCAGACGGCTGACGGCTGCATTGACACCATCGAGGGACTGGCGTACTTCGGTGTTGTCATTGTTGACATTGACAACAGGAGCCACCACGGTACTGCTGCCTTGTCCCAAAGAACGTGTGATATCATCAGCGGTCAGCGAGCCGACAGTATTGGAGCGCTGTGCCCTATCGATGAGATCAAGAGCTGGACGGATGGATGAGTTGTTGACGGCATTGTGATTAGCCACGAACTCGCCTTCATGCACAACTCCAGCCTCCTTCCGGTAGCGGTTGCCTCCGGTAAAACCACCTTCGTAGTACCCTGCTGCCTCTGCCTGGTGCTGCTTTTTGATGGTAGCAATCTGCAGCATACCTGCTGCGGTTGCCATGCCGGCTGCGATAGGTGCCATAACCCAACCTGTGACAGGAATGCTAGCTGCTGAAGAGTAGGCGTTGATGGCAGCCATAGCGGTTGATGCGATTGCTTGAGCAATCTCAATCTTCATGGACTTTCTGTTTGCTTTAGACTTGGCTGCGGCTAACTCTTTGTCTCGCTTCTCCTCCAACTTTTTCTTTTTCTTCGAATTGTTGCCAGCTGCAGCAATCTGCTTTTCGTAGTTCTTGGAGATTTTCGCCTGCTCGAGGTCAGAGCATGCCTGAGCGTATGCCGACGCAGAAGAAAGAATGTTGTTGATGCCGTTGTATGCGGCAGAGGTCTGCTGCACCATGTTGTCGAGGAAGTTGGTAGTCACCTGCGCTTTTGCCTGCATGTATGCAGCATGGTTCTGCTTGTCGTTGCCATACAACTCCTTCAGTTTCTCCATGGTGTTTTGATAGTTCTCAACTTGTGAGGAGAAGTATCCACCCAGAGTTGCATTGCCGGTCGACTGGGACTCCCCTGCTGCAGCCCTGGCGCTGTTGACCATCTCTGATGACTTATCATTAATCTTCAGCTGAGCGCTACCAGCTCCATGGTCATCAGCATCTATCTGCGCTCTCTGTGCAGCGAACTGCTTGGTTATCTCCAACTTCATCTGCTGATATTCCTCCTCCTTGATTAATCCCTGCTTGTAGAGATTGTCAAGGCCATTGAGGTACATGGTCTCCTGTGCCTGCAAGTCTTGCTTGCCAAACTGCTGGCGGAGTTCACTCAGTTGGTTTTGGTATGACTCCTGCATCTGTAGCTGGTGGTCTAGCTCTGCCTGTTCCATCTCAGCCTTCAAATCCAGCCACTCCTCGCTGCCCTCTCTGTCTTGGAAGAGTGCAAGACGTTTTTTCATGGCTTCGACATCATTCTTATAAAGGGCTTCATTGAGAGCCGTATCATTCTGATAGATAGCTGAGCTGGCATCATTGTACTGAGCTTTGATGCTAGCCTCCTTCTGGAGGCGCTCACGCTCAATGGTCTGCTCATTCATTTTCAGAATGGCAGCATCGTGCTGCTTGACAACGTTGACCTGATTGTCAAGCAACTGCTTGTACTCGTTGCTCTTCTCACCATATAGCTGTTTCAGCTTGGCAAAACCCTTAATTTGGATGCTCTGTCTGTCGTCGATGAACTGCTGATAGGTTTTCATGCCTTCTGCATAGGCTTTGGCGTTGTTAGCCATCAACTCGTTGGTCTCAGCCTTGATGCTATCGGCAGCCTGCTTCAGCTTGCGCTTGGCTTCAGCCTCACGCTTGCGAGCTTCTGCTGCAGCAGCCTTTTCTGCCTTGACACGAGCCTTGCGCTCTTTTTCAGACACCTGATGAGTGCCGGTTGTACTCTGCTGCTTAATTATAGTACCATCATTGCCCTTGCCATTGTAGCCATTGTTGCGCCAAGGTTCCGGATCATTGATTTCGAAGTGCTGGGACTCCAGCTCATTTATCTTGTCGATGAGCTTCTGCTGATACTGCTTTTCGCGCTCAACACTCTGAAGTAGCTGGTCCTTATGGTCAGAAGCGAAGTTTAACTTCTGCGTCTTGGCACCTGCCAATGGATTGAGTCGGTCCCAAAAGCGCTTCCAGTAGCCTCGATTGTCGCTATCTGCCTCTCCCAACAGGTCTTCGTCCTCTGCCTGCTTGGCTATAGACTCAGCAAGCTTCTTCTGCAGGCCGTCGATGACAATCTTCTTCTTCATCATGTCAATGTACGACTGGATCTGCCTTGTTGCTTGACCGGTGCGCACTGCTTCCTCGGTGATGTTGCCGAGGTGTTCATGCATCAGCTTGCCGTTGAGTTCCTCCAGGGCTGCCTTGCGGTCTGACTCAGCTGTGGTGTTGGACTGGATGGCAGAAACGAGGCGCATGACGGATGCCTCCTCTTCTGCTGCCTGCTTGTTGGCATCAGTTACGGCATCATTGTAGTCACGCTGAGCCTGCTCTGCGGTGCTCGTCTCCTTAGATAAGGTAACGATTGCTGCTGTGAGGCCTACGACAACAGCTATCACGGCTGTGATAGGGTTGGTCAATAAGACCTTGTTCCATAACATCTGCGCTGCTGCGGTCAGTTTTATTTCACGTGTCAACGCCATCTGAACAATTGCCATGGTCTTGAGAGCAGATGTCTTGAGCCCCACAAGGACGAGATGCGCCTTCTCGCGCAGAATCATGATGTTGAGCCATGCCATCTGCGCCTTGTCTGCTATCAACTTTGCCTTAGATACTGCAGTATAGGTAACAATGGCGGCGGTCAGTACAATTAAAATGCGCCAATAGTCCTTGACGAAGTCAACGAGTGTGGAGAGTGCCCGAACTCCGAGACTGGCTGCAGATATGCAATATCGTGCTGCAGGATAGAGTTTCTGACCCAGTTCGATGGAGAGATCCAGGAACTTCTTGCTCGCCTTGTCAAGTTGAGCCTGTACATTCTCGTTCTGTGTCTCGAACTCATTGAGGACGGATGTACCCTCGGAATAGGCTTCGTTTGCCAGGTTCTGGGCAGTCTTGATATCATCGAGTTTGTCGGCAAGGACGGTGAGGACGCCAGTCGCCCTAGAGCCATCCATCTTCATCTCCTCGAACATCGGTGCGAGGTCTGCAAATCCACCTTTGGCTCGCATGGCTGCCAGGAACTGGAGAAGTGCACCGTTGGCATCCTCCTTCAAAGTCTTGGCGAAGTCCTTGACATTGAGTCCGGCAATCTTGGCAAACTTGGCTGAGTCCTGGAACATTTTTGCCAGAAGGTTCTGTACTGCAGTCGCCGCAGTTTCATCCTGCTGCATGTTCTGGTCGAGAACAGAGGCGAGACCCATGATCTGTGCCTGGGTGAAGCCAGCCTGTTTGCCGACACCAGCTACACGCGCTGTGAAGTCAACGAGATATCCTGCCGACGCAGAGGAATTCTGAGCCAGTTCATTTACTGCAGAACCTGTCGCCAACATGGCACCTCGCAGACCTTTGGTCTTGTCTTCGCCGAACATCTGGGCGAGTTTACCGATTTGAGAGACTGCTTTATCGCCGAGGTCATCCCCGAGGGCGACATTGATTTTATCGGCTCCATCTACGAACTCCTCAACTGCAGCAGTCGATGTGATGCCTAGTCTGCCGGCATCCTCTGCCAGTTGGTTTAGTTTCTGGCGAGGTGTGCGGGTATCCATCTTCTTGAAATCTTCGTTCATGCGCTCGACTTCTTCGGCTGCCTGCCCAGTGTACTTGCGAACGTTGGTCATTTCATCATCCATCGTGGCATACTCCTCCACACACTTTTTGACTGTGAAGGTGATGCCGGAGATGGCAGCGACGGCTCCCAGGGCGATGCCCTGCATGCGGTTGAACCAATCCGCAGAGCGCTTGATCCAGGACTCCTGGGCTACACCCTCGGCTCTGACTGCCTGCAGTTCTGCCTTCAGCTGCTTCGCCTTTAGCTCCATCTGCTTGAACTGCTCGGTACCACGCTGCATGCCCTGCATCTGTTGGTTGAGAGCCTTGATGGAGTACTCCAGGTCACGGATGGATGAGGTCTTGAGGTTGGCCATGGTGTTGTTGACGAACTGCATCTGTCTCTTGGTCTCCTTGATGTCCACGTTGGTGCTGTCAATCTCCTTGTCATACTGCTGCATGAGGGTGACCACCTTCTTCTCGCTCTGACGGATGCGTTCCAACTCTGCCTCCACAAGTTTCAGCTGCGAAGCTCTGGAGGCGTACATGGTTGATGTAGGGTCGTAGTCAGCCATCTGACTACGTAGCTTGGATGCTGTGAAATTGAGGTCATTGAGTGAAGCATGTTTCAGGTTTGACACCGTTGCGGTCATGCGTCTCGCTTCCTCATCAGCCTTGCGTGTCGCGCCCTTCAGGGCAAGCATCTGCTCCTTAACCTTGGAGAGTTGAGCGTCCAATTTTGCGAAGTCTGAAGGGTCAGACGCTGCCTTCATCTGCCCCTTCAGATGTCTTGCTGCCTTCTCCAGCTGTCCGAGGCTTGCACTTGACAGGTTATCGAGTGTCTCCTTGACGCTCATGGTTGAGTTCTTGAATTGCTTCATCTCTCGCTCTGCGGCCTTCAGATCTTTCGCAAGAGATGCGCCTAAACGGGAATCGCCCGCCGAGAAGGCATCTTGTTTTGCCTTCTTCAGACGAGCGACTCTGTCCTCTAACTCTTTGAGTCGGTTTTTTGCCTCCTCTGAGTTGAGCTTGATGACTGTTGTATATACCTCTTGTCTTGCCATTATCGGGTGACTTGTATATAGCTGTTATATAATATGTTGGAATGGGGATTGAAGTTGATGACCTTGATGTCATAGCCTCTGGTGCCCCATCGCCACCAGAAGAATCTGTGCTTGTACTGTCTGTAGACGATGGTCTGGAGACTGTCTCTCGCCTTGTATGTCAAGATGGAGTCTGCCGTGTTGAGACGGAGACTAAGCCATCGGTCGCTGTAGGTATAGACTGAATCGCTGCGGTCAGTCTTGACCGTATCAGCAGTACTCAGACTCGTGCGCTGGTCTGCCATGACCTGGCCAAGACGAATGTCCAGGTCATGGAGCAGTTGGCGGTCGTAGGCTTGAAGTTTGTACTCCTCTTCCTTCATCTGCAGCACCTGCTGCGTGATGACAGTGGCTGAGTCTCGGATGGTGTCTCGCTCGGCTGGAGCATACTGAAGTTTCAGCCCATTGAGCTGTTCTATCAGTTCCTGCTCCGCTCGCTGCTGTCGATGGTCAAAAATCCAGAAGCAGGCGATGATGACCAAAATCACCGATATGGCCATGATGATTGACTTGAGATGTTTCTGCATAATCCTTGATTTTAAATGTCAGCATACTCAGGAATAGCGTCGAAGCATGGACACTCCTTTATGCGCTCCCATGGATCGACCACTCCATTGTGGTTCTTGTCAGGCGAGATGTCACGATGTCCCATGATTTTGGCATCAGGGTAGCGTTGTCGTAACTCCTTCAAAAGTTGGCGAAGTCCTGCCTTCTGCTCTTCTGTTCGGTTGTCGATAGCCTTGCCTGTGCGGGATATTCCACCCATGTATGCCACGTTGACGGAATCGTTATTGTGCCCCTTAACTCCGTTGCTTGGCAGGTCTTCTGTCATGAGCTGCGTGCGTTTGCCGTCAGCGGTTACGACCCAGTGGTAGCCTGGATAATGCCAACCTTTGTCTCGGAACTCCTTGAGCAAGGCATCGACAGACCATGACTGTCGGCTTGCTGTACAATGAACGAAAATTTTCTTAATCTTGCGTGCCATTTTTGTTGTTGAAATATTTATTGATAATGTCTTTAACTCTGGTGTCAAAAGTCAGTGCGAAACCAAAGACGGTTGCCACGTAAACCAGACTCTGCCCAAAGTACCACAAGACGTTAGACGTGACGTCGTGGGACATAAAAAAGCTGATGTACACGAGCACAATGCCAGCAAGCAGAACTATGCCAGCAGAGCTGTAGTGTATCCAATCCTTGGTATTTCTCTGCATATCTGTACCTGATTAAATCTGGCACAAAGGTACAGATAATATAAGAAATATAAAAATACGGCAGGAAGAACTATTGCCCTCCTGCCGTATCTGATAACTATGAGATATCTCTGTCGAGTAATTCTCTGGCCATCTGCTTAGCCTGCTCTCGCCACTCCTGGAATACCTGGTACTCTGTCTCGTGCTCCTTGTTGCCGTCGCCGTGGTTGCACAGGATGGCTTCGACATCGCCCTGACTGTACTTAGTACGAACCAGACCATTCACGAACTGGCGATAGCTTGCCGACTCAGCTTCAATCTTAGTGGAGCCGTCAATCTCTGTGCCCTCGTAGCTGTATGCTGTCACTGTCTTACTATCGCCATCAGACTCCGACATGGTGGTGTCTGGGTGATAGTTTTCTACTTTCTGCTCACTCAGGAACAGAAGAAAATGCTTGCTGTCATATCTCAAGTATGACATACGGCAAAGATAAAATTTCTTGTGCATCTAGATAAACTTATAAAATTTCTTGCCAAACTTGTTGGTGAGTTCCGCTGCAACGGTATAGAAGCCCTTTTCCAGCAGTTCCCACTCCTTGCGTGCCTGGTCAACCAGAATATCTGAGCCAGTAAAGAGCCACCACGACTCAGGTTGCCAAACCGGTTCCTCAATCTCATCGCCATGTTCATCGAGTTGTCCTGTCTTCCGGACGTGATCGATGAAACGGAAGCGGATGGCGAGGCGGTCCTTAGGCACCTTCTTGGTGACTATGTGCTTGACGCCCTGGTCGTCAACTTCTTCAACCTGCTCCATCTTGAAGTCGACTCTCGACTTATCTATCTTGTAATCCTCTATGAGGATGAGGAACTTGTCATAGTCCTCAATGTTGTGGCACAGGATATCGCCTGGATGCTTCTTCTGTGCCATGCTCATGCCCTCGAAGGGAACCTCTCCCTTGCGAGCCTTCACAATCTGACCATACTTTTTCATACCGATTTTATTTAATAAGTTTTTTGTATCTGCGTGTTTGGCTAGGCCAAGCCTGGATGCTGCCTTGCGCCGGATCTGCTCATCGCTAAGACCACGTTTGCGCAATCTTGCCACCTGGGCACAGAGTGCCTGCTTGGTGCGCTTGCGCAAAAGGGCATGGTCGGCAAAGATCTTCTGTCCACAGAAGTCTATGCCGTCACATGTACGATGAATATTCCAACTTCTATTGATGCTCAGCTTCCAGTCTCTTGCCAAGTGCATGACTGCAAGCTCCGCCATAAGGCGTAAGAAGACTTTATCTTCATGCATGATGAAGATATTGTCCATGAATCTATAATAATGTTTGAGCCCTTCGCGGCAAAAACGGTCAAAGCGCTCATTGAGGGATTTTACCCCCCCACATTTAAAACGATAGCTTGCTGCTCCGAGCGGCATGTGAGGAGCATGTCTGTGACGTACCGAGCCTGCCAATAACCGTGTTTTTCGGGGTCTTTGAGTATATCGAAACACCGCATGGCGAGATAGTCAAACCTCGCCAGAAACAATTGCCCCAAAAGTTGTGTAAGCTTGACGCCCAGTACAATGCCATTGGCATAGCTGTCAACGACCTCGTCGATGAAAGCAAGTAGCTTGCGATCCTTGATATACAACCTGTACTCTCTCTTGAGCAGATTATGCTCAACATTTTGGAAATAATGATGTATATCCATGGGCAAGCAATAGAATGTCTCCTTCTGTGGCGAGGTATAGATATCCTGCTTGATAATCTTGTAGAAGAAATGCGTGCCACGACCCTTGGTACCAGCTGGACTGTTGAAAGGAATCTTGGCTCTCAACTTATCTTCACTGGTGTGCATGGCTGCATGCTGAATGACATGATCGCCAACAGGCAACTTATTGACTATGCGATGCTTGGGTTTTTCAACCGGCTTGGCCTCATAGTCTGATGTATGCCATGTCTGATGAACATATGCATTTAGCAGGGCTTGAAGATTTGTTTCAAACTCTGCCTCAAACGCTTTTACTGAGAGACGGGACTTCTTGTGCCTCGAAAAATCAAAAAATGCTTCACGAAAATTTTGCAAAGTCTCAACCGCCTGTGAAATGTTACCTAACCTCTTCACTTGCTTTAAATTTTTATGTATATAAAAAAAAAGGTCGGTGTCTGATAAATGTCGGTGTCTGTGTCTGTTGTCTGCTTTTATGATGTCCTAACTTTCGACCGGATGACCCATTGTCATCATCTACTAGCTATTCTGCTAAAGTGTATGTTTTGCCATGAGGCAAGGCCTGACTCCCGAAATCACTGCAGCTAAGCAAACTAACCTGCAGTATCTTGTTAAGTTGAGGGCCGCACCGTAGTTCACATTGGAATCCGAGACAGCATTGTTCACGTTGAGCGTCGAAAGACCGCATTGACCACCATTGTTAGCGTTGCCACCGCGAAGACACAGGCGAAAACCGGCGCAGGAATCACAGCCTGGTTTGAAAACCGCCTGCAAAGGTACTGAAAAAAATCGGAATGAAAGAATGTCAAAGAGCGAAATTTCAAAAAAAATCGACCGCCCAAGGGCGGTAGGGTTTGCTCGCTACGCTCGCAGGGTGCTCAGGATTGCCCTTGGCTCCGCTTGGGTACCTTGGTCAACCCTGCACACTCCTGCTCACGTCAGCACACCTCTGCCCACTCTAGGCCGCCTCGTAATACACAGGTTCCAATGACCACTCGGATGCTGCTTCGCAGAGGGCCGCACCGTAGTTCACATTGGAATCCGAGACAGCAGAGCTCACGCTGAGCGCCGAAAGACCGCATTGACCACCATTGCTAGCGCCGCCACCGCGAAGACACAGGCGAAAACCGGAAGTAGCATCTGATGTATTCCATAAATAGCATGTCGAATAGGTTGACTCTGTAGCACCAATCTGCGTACAGAAGTTCTCCAGATGTTCCATCGACAAGGTCTTGATATAGCCTTCGCCCTTGCCTGGTGACTTGCTCAACGCCTTCATGCCGGTAGCGTTACCGATGGTCCAAGTGCCGTAAATAGACGGAGCCACCAGGTGGGTCATGGTCTTGTCACTGTTCACCTGGCAGAACTCATCATCCATCATTCGCCAGAGATTGCCGAAGCCATTCTTGTAGCCAAAGAAGCATGGAATCTTGGCATTATAGACCGTTGTCCCTGCATCATTTTTAACTGCATAGGTCGCTTCTCCACATGAATCACCAAGCTCTATGCCTGCACTCATTGGCGCAACTGGTCGCCAACCATTGTAGGCTTCCCAGTTCGGCATCTGCGTCAAGCCTGCTCCGAGTCCACCTTGGAAGAGGCCGTTGGCATCCTTGTTGGCATTGACTGCATCCTGATCATAATGTGTACCGAAAATGACACTGAACAGAATTGCGACAATGGAAGTATGCCGCATGGTTGTGCATAGCCAACCCTTGCCGTTCTTACGCGCTGCAGCTCTGAACTGCTCTGTAGTCATAGCGGTAGCAGGTCTGCCCAGCAACGTATTGTTCTTGCCATCATAGGTAGCATTGTTGTCGCCACCACGGTAGTTAGCTGCATCGTTGATGTAACTAACCAGGCGTCCGGTACTACGCTCAATAGTAGCGAAGCCAGCTGCAGAAATACTGCCGATTGGTATCTCAAGATTGTATTCACCTGGTATTGGCTTGATGCCAATCTGCTCATAGTGCAATCCGCCAATATCCTTGATGACAACGTAGAATTTACGTCCCCAGCCCCACTGGTAGTGACCCTCTGTACCATCCAGTCTTGCCGGTTCACCATTAGCATATCTGTGGTGATCCTTGCTGTCGAGCTTCCTACGGCTGTGGTCATTCTTGACCAAGTATGCGCCAAGTCCGAGGATGTATGGCAATTCCTTCAGCAATTCAAGTGAGCCAATGTATGATGCCGCCTTAGGCGTTGCGTTATTTGTGTCCCACACTCTTCCGCACCAGGCATGCTGACCTACAGCAAGGTCAGCCTTAAGCGCATCCATGCCAATTCTAGTGACATTGCCATTTTGGTCTGCCAGCAGCACGCTCTGGTTGCTGTTGGCGGTTGTGACTTTCGTCACGGTGTTGAATTTTTTACCTTCCATTTCCAGCTATTCTAATTTTTGATTATTTTCTACATTATTATATACCCATATTGTGTTACCATCCTGGTTCGTACCGATGAGTTCACACCACCCATAAAATTCTATGGTAGTCTCTCTAGCTAACGAAATATCCATGCTTGCCGGCATGAATACATCTTTTGTCTGCTCGCCCTTAAGTACCGTTGGCAGTGTACTGCGCGTTATGATAGGATTGAAGGCCACGATGCGCATGGACTCTCCATCTTTCAGGTGTGGTAGGACATATGTACCCCAACCACGGATAAAAGAGCCATTGATGACACTAGTGCCATCAGTAACCGTATTTTCTTTGTATCTCAGTCTTCCGACAGAGACATCTCCAGAAACGCTGACATTCTGGAATATTCCTCCCTTGCAAATGAGATCGCCGTCCTTAGCTCTGAAGACAACATTGCCGTCCTTATCCTTCATTTCTATGGTACGGACACCCAAGTTCTCCACCATCTGGTATTGGGTGAGGATGATGTGGGCTATGAGGAGTTCGATAGACTGGCCCAGTTTCCAATAATGGTTATTCAGATCAGCTGCAGATTTCGGATAATTATCTGCTGTCTTGACGTGCGTCTTGATGCAGGAATAGGTATTGCCATTATAGAAAACCACATCTTTCCACTCTTCACCTTCTCCACCCGCTTCGAATCTGTATCCATTGATGCAGGTATTCCACAGCTGCGGACCCCGAAGGACGCTGCCGGTGCTGCCCTTGGAATCGCTTCTCGTATCGATGAACCCTGTTGCCATCATGCCAACCTCGAGTTTTGGCATGCATATATTGACATATCTCTCGAACTCTGGACTGACAGCCGGTAGCAGGCGGAAGAGAACAGCCTGAGCCTCTGAATAGCTGAGCAACGACTTCGTCTTGAAGGAGACGGTATGTCTCTGCCAGGTTGAATCCAGTTTCCAGTTGATGCAGAGGTCAGAGTCTGGCGTCTGCTCAACACCATCGACATAGATCTTGGCTGCAGTATCAACTGCAGAAGGATAGATGTAGGTAGACAAGCCACAGTCTATGACTTTATAGTAATTTAGCGTCACCTTTCCGGAACTCGGCCGAGTGCTGTCTGACATATAGGACTCTAAATAGTAGATGCCTGTCTCCTTTGGCGTGAACTTCATGCTGGCTACGCTTAAACTGACAGATGTGATGAACACACTCTTCTCCTCAGTCTGTGACTGGTTGTAGACCTTCACCTCCAACTTCTTGCCCTCATTCTTGGCAGCTTGGTCTATATTTCCGTTCACACTTATCTCATATTTATGCCCTGCTTGCAGATAGAGTCCTTTCTTGGCGAATCCATAGTCACTACTCGTCTGATTAATTAACGGGATGTAGGAACCACCCTTAGCCCAGAAGCTCAGCGTGTACCAACTGCCAGGTGACAACCGGCTGACTCCATTCTTCGGGTCATGCACCACCTGCCGTAGAACCTCCTTGAAATTGATGTCTGCTGCAGTAAACTTGCAGGAATCACGGTAGGAATTACGACCCTCAATCTGATCTGTTGTGCTGATATTGCCCTTATCCGGGTTACTGAGGTTTTTGCCTTTAACTACGACATATTCGCTGACTTTATCCCATGCAGCCATGTTGTTACTGTCGGTGAAAGCAGCATTTTCGAGCAGATTAGGATTAGCTCCAGCCTGGTAGACGGCAACCAGTTCTGCTGCCGAATAGACCTTACCCTTCAAAGTGTATACAGTCTCAACGCACTTCCATGCGTACGGCAGCTGTTGTGTCGGCTGGACAAATGTCTCACTCCAGCCTTTCGTGTTAGCATATTCGACACCGGAAGGTCTGTCTGTAATGACGAACAGAGATCGTTGGCTGGCAATACCATTGCCGTCTTCGCCATCTACTCCATCTATTCCATCAGAGCCGTTGATGCCATCCTTGCCATCTGTGCCATCCTTGCCCTTATCGCCTTTATCTCCCTTGTCTCCCTTGTTACCGGTCACGCATACGGCATCAGTAGCAGTACTGCTGCCGTCAGTATAGGTAATGACAGAACGAGTCCAGACGAATTTGCCTTCAACATAAGCAGGAGCTTTGTTGCTGATCCAGGATCCGCCTGTAAGGCTCGACGATGATGATGACTGGTAGTATTGTTCAACGATACTGGCTACACCCTTGCCTGAAGGTAAGCAGACAGGATTGCTGATCTTCTCCTGACCATTGGTATAATATATACGAGTTCTGGTCCAGATGAAGTGACCATTTTGCCACTTCGGCGCTGTAGTCTGCCAGCCTGTGGTTGGCGCCACGGTGCTGCTCGTGGAGTCAGCATACTCGACATCGGTGTCGGATATGCCAACACCGATGCGGAGAAACCTGATAAGTCTTGTTATAATTGGCATAAGCTACTTGACTGACTGAATAGTTAATGCTACGTTGCTATACCCTGCGTGTATACAGTCTGCTCTCGTCACAGCGAAAGAACTCAACTGGACAGTAGGCTTGCGTGCCGCTTCAGTATTGAGGACAACACCGGAGCCGGATTTCAGGGTGAAATAGAATTTTGTATCCACCGCTTCTGACTTGCCTCTGACAATCATTCTCGGTGTATAGGTCACAGTGCCATTTCCTGCCTCGTCCTCGCTGATAGACTCATCAGCTGGTGTCGGGTTCGGTTCGATGTCGTATGGATCCGACGCGTCGATGACTGTCTGGAAATCGAATCCCAGCAGATTATCCTTGCCCATGTCCTTGTCATTGTATACCTCTACCATATACTCACGCGTGCAATCGACCTCAGAAGCCTTGACTGTTATGGTCTTGCCGTTTGCTCCTGCAATCTGTTCCCAACCCGTGAGGCTGTTGATGGCTCGGTACCACTTATAATATAGCCCTGATGTCAGCGTCTCGTTGGCCAGCGTGGTTTTGGCTTCGAGTTGGCAGCTATCATCCTTGTCGTTGAGTACGAAGTTATGTGTGTCGTTAGCCGGAGCCTTGATGGACACTCGATAGGCTACGCCTGTGTATGGACCAACCGGTATCTTATAGACAGCCTGCACCTCATCGGTAATCTCCTGCTGATTGGATCTCTCGGATATCTTGCCTACCATCTTGATGTTGATGGCAGTAAAATTTGATGCCTTTACCAGGTTGTTGCATATCTTCAACCCCCAGTAGAACTGCGAAGCACTTGGTCTGATAATCTCGAAGAGACCTTCGAAGAGACCGGTTGACTTGCCTGAACTATTGAACGGGATCTCCGTCTCGTTGAAGAAGTACTTCATGGAGACAGGTGTCGTGACACCATCAGCTGCTCTTGACGAAAGGACCACGAAGTAGAGCTTAGGCTGCGACTGCGAGAAGTCGGGGTAGACGATGACGACATCACCGTTTTTCTGGTACTCCTGGTAGAGATCTCCATCCGGAGACTGGATAGATGGCGTGAATGTTCCCATCTTCTGGATGAACTTGATGTTCACCGATTTGCTTGCACTACTCATTCTTTGCCTCCTCTCTCATGATGAATCTGCTGTCTGTAGCTACAGGCAGCTTGTTGCACACTTCACCCTCCTGCTCCTTGCAGGCTGTCTTGCCGTCCATGGCGATAGCGCCAATCTTGGACAGCGTCTCCTCGAACTCGATAGGTTTACCGAGCGGAAGGATGTCCTGACACCAGAGCAGGAAGCTGCCATCCTGCAGTTCTGTCCTGTCCTCTGTCAGCTGAAGGAACTCTGCGACCTTGCGGTTAGCTTTGATGTATCTTTCCATATTTTATTAAAAATGTTTATTAGTGAAAAATAAACGGATTGCCGTCTGCGTCCACGAAGACCTTGCCATCGGCATCCATTGCCAGAGCTAAAGGATCGAGGTCTTTGACTTCCAACGCGAGGATGGCACCCCTGTTCGGATCCAGCAGTTCTGTAGGAACACTCGGAGACATGCCATGTCCGACGAGGACAGCATTCTCGAAGTGTACCGAATTATTCGGTGCCATCCACCAGAGTACCTGTAGCTCTCTCGCAGGGTTCTCAATCTCCCCTGCATTGTCGAAAATGGTTGCCCTTGGGTTGACCACCTTCGTGTCAGGCAGCACCTCATCGACCGTATCAAGCATGTCGTAATCGTAGAACGGAATTCTCCGGACGATGTTGACTATCTTGAATGGTGCGGCATCAGACAGTTCTACGCCTCCCGGATTGCCTGCTGCAGAGTATCTTGCTCTACACCTGATGCAGATGCGCTTACCCATCAGAGAGCGGTCTAGCGTGACTGATGCGCCATCAGCAGATACCTTGATATCTAAATCATCTGCAGTAATGGCAGAGAACTGCCCTCTATCACGGAGAATTTCCCAGACGAACAGTCTCTTCTCCTTAGCGCACTCTTCAGCCCCTAGGCGCAGGGAAGCGCTGATGACCATGGAGCTGGTATCACGGAGCGGATTGTAGTAGCGGTCACCGCTTGACAGCAGGAGTGTCGGCTTGTAGATGGTCGCATTCTTGCAGTTGATGGAGTAGTCCATCGTAATGTTGCGAACCTGGTTGGTTCGGGTATCCAGGTACTTCGCCTTGAAACGGAGCAGTATCGGCTTCTGCGGTGCTGCGTTGATGTACCAGAGCAGCTTGCCTGCATCATTGCCTGACGATGTGATGACATGCTGCTTTGGTATCGTTACCAGCGCATTTCCCTCCACTCCGTCTACAACTCTGTACCAAGCGATGTCGGTCAGTTCGCTGTTGACACGTCCACTCTTGAGTATGCCATCTCGGTCAATGATGCTGATGACCGGCTGCAAGGCGCATGGCGTCAACCTGTAATCAGGAGAATACTCATCCTGATCAGCATCATAGGTCTGCTCGAGCGGAACGCTGCCTGACACAGACTTGGAGTAGTGTACCTGAAGCGGCGTGTACTTGATGTCTAATCTTTTGTATTTCATCTTATATGTTTTAAACACATTCCAGAGTGATGGAATCATGGGCAACCTCATCGCCCAGACCATCACGAAGTGTAACTGTTGCTGTGAATCTTATCTTAGCCGGAACACCATCGCTGTCGATGGAGAGGTCAGACTGGGTCAGTACGATAGCCTTGCCAGCCTTGGAACCGACTTCGAGTGCCCAGATGTTGTCACTTGTGACTCTCTGCTCACCAGCCTTGTTTTCGGTGTATCTGGTCCAAGCTACATCGCTGTCCAGGATATCTGATGTGATGTCCTGGCCGTAGAGCGATGCGACGATTGTCAGCGGAGCCCGGAAGTTGTCGAAGTCGTAGATTGTTTCGTCTTCGAGGAAGTCAACGATGAAGGCAGGATTGCCCTCTATCATCGCCCAGTCGGTATTGTTCCAGCGTGGTGCGGTATGGGTACCGGTCTTCTGGCATCGCCACTTACAGCCTGTGTACCAGACATCGGAGGTCTCGTATTTGCCGGTTTCCGGATTGAGAGCTGAGCAGAAATAGTCTGCCACCTCTGACCATGGTCCCCGGTCAACATAATCGACAATCGGCTTGCCCTGGTAGTCAATCTGTATGATGTCCTGGGTGATGATGCCGGCTGCATAGAGATAATCCCTGCCCTTGACGATAGGAAGGTCTAGCGACTTGACGAACTCAGGCATGTCGCCGAAGACCATGCCGTAGTTGAAATCATCGAGTATCGGCTTGGTAACGCCCGTCAGTTTGACGATGCGCCCCTCGGAACTGGAGATGTAGAAGCAGCTCTGCAGTTTTTCATCGGTCTGGTTGCCATAACGGGCAATATTCATGAGCTCGCACGGCGGGAAGTTCTTGCCTGCAGGGACATCCTCATCAGAATAGAGTGTGACCTCGATGTAATTTTTGACCGCGTTGACGCTGTTGACTCTCATCCACGAGGTGTAGTAATCAGCCGAAGTGCCGGAATTGGCTGCCGAGGCGATGTTGTTGACAACGCCCTTGATGACGTTGCCTACATGCTGAGCCGTGAAGTATCCACTATACTTTGAGCGGAGGTGCAGGCCATAGCAGTTATCACCCAGGCTGTCAACGCTCTCGATGGTGTCGCTCTCTGTGAAGAAAGTGTCACCCTCCTGCGCTGACAGACGGTTGACAATCAGCTCCATGACCCGCATGTATGTGCGGACGGTGATGCTCTCAACCTCGGCATTGCCTCTGTCATCAACCTGCCCTCCCTTGCCGTTGTATAGTCCGGACACGAAGTCACCGAACTGTGCACCCGCCTTGAGCTGCGCCATCTGCTCGGAGATGAGTCCACGCAGGAAGGTAATCATGCCCTCGGCTGCATCGTCATGCTTGCGGCTGAGGAAGGCATCGGAGGTTTCGTCAGCACAGAAGTGCAGCAGCGAGAGGAAGGCGTTGCCGATGCGGTTTGCCGTGTTAGCCTGCAGGCGCCGCTCGTCTCTGATGCCCTCGAAGAGGGACTGAAGTGCACTCTTGTCTAATTTGTATGCCATTTGCTATTTTTGTTGCAAAGATAATATGCCGATGGAATCGGTAAAAATACGCTCCTTAGAGGTAGCGTGCTGCACCGATGCCCTTGAAGATCTCTGTGAGGGCAGATGCCATCAGACCATTGTACCGGTCGCCGTAGAAGGTCGCTTCATGCTCGTTGAGCTTCATGACAGATGAGTAGTACTTCTGAGAGAACCAGTCACGCCTGCCTTTTGGTTCGCCACCGGCGACACGACCGCCCCAGGCTGGACCCACCTTCTTCGGTTTATCGAGATTGTTGTCTCGGCGGTATTCATCGCCCAGGAAGTTGAGGTCGCCGTTGTTGATGCGGCGGACTTTCTCGCCTCCCTGTGCCTCGGTCCACTTGTACCACTCATGTGCCGGACCTACACCTGCAGCTACATAGATACCGTACTGCAGGAAGTTGTGCTCAATTGTGGTCACAGAGCCCTGCTCCAGGTGCGCCTTGATGGAAGCGTATAGGCGGCCGGTATCGATGGTACGAAGCCGCTCCATGCGCTCTCGCCAGTAGTCGCCCATTGCATTAGCCCATCCTCGCTCATATCTGAGGAGATCGTCTACTGCTGCGTCTGCCATAGGCTCTCGTCATACTGTATGTCGATAGGTTCGTCTGATGTGACCATGAAGTAGAGTCCTGTGACGCCATTCATGGACCATCTGCCCAGTTCGCTCGAATAGACCTGCGTGAGGTCCAGGAACTCCATCTGTCCGTCGTATGCCTCTCGGCTCTTGTCGTATAGCATGCGACTGAGGAACTGGCGGAAGATATATCTGCAGATATTCATTTTCGCCTCTCGGTCTGCCATGTCATCGCGCCGGTACCCTGCCAGGATCCAGACGGTATAGACGTTGCGGTCAAAGAAGCCCTCTCCGATGGAATGGGTGTTGCTGTCAACGGTATCTGAGACCATGATGAAGTTGGATGCCTTGCGGAACTGCTGCATGACTCCTTGAATTGAATCAGGTCCCGAACACTCTGTTGCGACGAAATTATAATCCCTGCAGGTTCTGCATTCGGCAGCCAGCTGCTTGAAATAGGCGATGGAATCGAAGATTTTCTCTGTCATGTGCTGAAATTTTAACTGTTTTGCCTGTTGCGCTCCTTGAACTCCTCTGCTTCACGTGCCTTGTTGTCAAGCTCTGTGAGGGCTGCCCAGCAGTCGGTATTATAGACTGCCTGCTGCTTGGTCACGTCGCCATCGGTGAGTGCCCTGATCTGCGCCTGCATGGCAGGAAGGATGTCCACACGGCGCAGTTCGCCACCCTCTTTCGCAGGTCTGAAGAAGTGAGGGAAGTTGGCGGCGAAATACTCCTTGACGCTCGAGAACCACATGAAGACTCCCAGAAGCTCGTAAGGCTCAAAATTGGCGGTTTTATCGGCAGAACCATCTGCGGTTCTGTACATGAGGTGCGCCATCTTGCTGAGGAACTTGTCTTCCTGGTTAAGCATGAACAGCTGGTAGTTCTTCTCGATGTTGAGGTAATCGTAGAAGCTGACATCATGAAGCATGCTATCTACTGCCGTCAGCAGAACATCAGTTGCTCTCTGAAGAGGCCGAAAGTCCGTAAATTTGTCGATGAAATCGAATTTTTTGAGCAGCGATAGAATTTCGGCGCTGCTAATGTATAGGACTTTTCTCTTTGGCCTTTCACCGGGAACGGAACAGAGCACGCTGCATTTCCACCCTGTACGGGTGTGCTTATGTACTTCAAGACCGCAGAATCTAACCAGGAGGTGGCATTTGGCGACAGTCTTGTCCCTATACGAAGATAAGATGTAGAGGACATAGCGCAACTGATCCTCTGAAAGTTCCGCCCACGATGACGGCGCCTTGAAATTGAACTCTTGTGTACCATCTTTATGAATTAAAAACGAAGGCAGGTTTTGATTTTTCATTCTGAAATTCTTTGAAATGATTAGCCTTATATGCCGATGAATTCGCATATAACGGGAATTTATCGAGATTTGCATCAAAGTATCTGAGCAGTCTCGCACGCTCGTTGGAATAGGCTGTCAGCAAACCCTCAGCCAGGAAGATCATGCATCTGCGCACCTTGAAGATGATTTCTACAGCGGTGTCATCCTTGTCCTTGGCTCCCCGCTCCATCTCTAGCAGATCATCCATCTGCTCGTCAGATATGACCCTTCGCATCACCCCATCAGCTTCGTAGAGTGCTGACAGTTTATCCTTCCACAGCTTGGATGATAGCTCCTGCTTCACCTGGAAGGCATACTGCTCGATGCTGAAGACTAGAAGCGGTATGCTCATCTTCGCCTGCAGGCTCTCACCCCACCCTTCTGTTGCAGACAACCAGGTAATCATTTCGCCCTCTGCCTTCAAGCATGCGACCATACACTGCTCTATCAGCGCCTCTACTCTCGCAGATGATGCAGGAGAGACCTCGTTGTTGGCAACTACTCCGAAGCCTGTCGGAGTGAGTACCAGGTCGAGATGGCGAACGTTGCCGAGGAATGCAGTCAGGCACACTGCCTTGACAACTGCAGCCGATAGCCGTTCATTTGTCTCCAGCGCTTCCTCACCAACGTAGCCGAGGAAGCGCTTCTGAATATTGTTGTATGCCTCATAGAAATGAGGTCTCACCGACTCGAACACCTCAGAGTGAGAGCTGGTGGCTGCAAGGATGCTCTGCTCGAAGTCATCCTTGCTGATTTGAATTTTCATTTTTGCCATTGTTTGAAACTATTGATGTCTGTTGGTCCTTATTTTTGTCTAGTGTCGTGAGTTCTATCATCGGCACGTCTACGGTCACTCCTCGGTCGGCATAGCCATTGTAGTGGGAGATGACGTGGTAAGGCTTGCACATGATGTCGTGGCAAGCCTTCTCGAGCGACTGCTTGAGGATGAAGAGCTCTCGCTTGTCTGAGCCGGAATTGTTCATCTGACTCTTGCCCGGGGTGGCTCCGATGAGGTTTTGATGCACGCCCAGCGAGAAGCAGAGGGCGTTGGATGCCTCGCTCATGTCGTCTGCCCAGTCGCCACCCTCCTTCTTGCTGCCCTCAGAGAGGTTGATGATGCGCACCATGCGCTGCTCCTTGCCGTTGGGGTCGAAGTAATAGCCCGTGATGAGCGCCTTGCCGGCATTCTCCGGACCGCACACGAAGTTGATGATGTTGTCCTTCTCCTGCAGGATGCGCTCCTTGCGCTTATCCGGGTCGATGATGTCCTCGTTGTTGCAGAGCTCTTCCCAGTAGTCGCGGTGCACCTCTATCTGGATGCGAGGAGCGGACGTGTTCTTGATCATGTAGCGCTTGCCGATACCGATGAGACGGTAGATGTCGTACCAGGCATCGTCGAAGATGCTGGCATAGTATGGTATCGGATAGTACTGCAGTCCGGGTGTCGGAATGCGTGAAATGATGGCAAACTTGCAGTCCTTGCCCATCTCAGGAGCCTTGCCCCTGATGCCGGTATATGGATCCGGAGCCTTGCCCATGCGCGCCATGAGGTCGCCCAGCGGGTCGTAGAGGTCGAGGAGCGGGATGACTTCGGTGTGGACAGGCGACATGACGTTGCGGAAGTCGCCGAAGAAGACATGCTCTATGCGTCCCTTCTCATTTGGTACCTCCAGGCGGCAGTAGGAAACGTCCTTGTGGCGGATGTTGACTATCTTGGAGTGGTCACGGCTCAGGATGATGACCTCTACCGACCAGAAGAAGAACTTCATATCTGTAGCCTGCTGCATGAAGACCTCATGGATGGAGTTCTTCAGGCAGAAGTCGCGGATCTCTGCGTCGATGGTGTCCTGCTTGGTCTCCCTGTCCATGAAGCGCACGCCCTGCCCGTAGCAGCACTGGACGTTGAAAGCCATGGCTCGCTGCGCCACCATGTTGCGGCGCAGCAACCGCTGCAGGGTGTATGGCATGTCGTTGTCATCGCCATAGTTCACATACTCGAAGAGCTTGCCGTCTGAAGTCTCCAGGATGCCCGTGGTGGCGTCGCCCACCTCTCCGGAACCCAGGAAACTGGTGTCCTGCCCATACTGCTGCTCGATGGTGGTGGAGTCTGTTACCCTGCTTACGCCCTCTGCCACGAGGGCGTAGCGACTGTAGGAACCGCTGGTTCCTACTTGCTGAAGCTGATATTTTTTCTGTTTCATGTCATAAATATACTGGTAAGCCCAGGAACTGGTGAATGTAGATGTCCGGAACGGTGCGAACCTCGGCATTTGCCGGATTGACGAGGCGGTGGAAACCGCCTCGCCAACTGCTGCCCCTGACCAGCCATCCTGTATAATCGACGGTCTCGCCGTCTGATGTCCACGCCTTCAGGTTAATGGTAGAGCGGTCTCGCTCTGCCTTGGCCAGGAGACGCAGCACCTCTGTGAGGTGGTAAGCCGTGCGTCTCATCAGTTGAAGGTATTGTCAAAGGTGTTGTCGAAGATACGACCGGCTCGCTGCAGGTCAAGCACGTTGTGCTGACGCTGTGCGTAGGTGTAGCTGAAGGTGAAGCGTGGCACGCTGTCGCGCAGGTTGTCACGTTTGGATTTTGAGTCTGATAGGGTGACGCGCTTGCCCACCTTGGCAACGCCGCCGATGAAGTTGACCAGATAGACCTCGTCTGAGCGGAAGAGATCGTCTGCCCAGTTGGCCATGTCTGTGCCCAGATAGCCCGTATCGGCGTTGAAGGTGCGCTGCTCTGTGATGCGGTAGTTTACCCTGATGCCGCCCATGTAGGCTGCATCGCGGGTGTACTGCGGGTCTACTTCGTGCTTGCCTGTGCAGTAGATGAGTTCCTGGCAACCGAAGCTGTTGGTGAAGAGCAGAGTAGGCGCCACATCACGCTCCTCGCTGTCTATGATGAAGGTCATGGAGCGTGAGCCTGCCTCTACCACGTAGTAGAGAAGGTCGGTGTCCTCTGTCTCGAACCGTGACGGAGAGACGTCGATGGTGGTGTAGAGGTCGTTGCCGCCGGTGGCTGGTGCGGTAAACAGTTTTGTGGTTTTGTCGGAATAGTGTGCGGTGACTTGTGCCGCTTCCTTGCCCATGTAGTGGAGATACTCAAGTCGCCCCATGTAGGTGGTCTTGTGTCCATCGAGCAGGGTTAGGAAGTGGGTTGTGAGGAATGTAGAGCAGTCCACGCCCACGATGTCTACGGTAGAATAGTAGACCTGCAGGTTGGCTGTCTGCGTATCGGTGACTGTTTCCGAGTCGGTGTCTCCGGAGTCCGGAACCTGTTGCTCGGCGATGTTGATGGTGGCTGTGACTGCCAGCCTCCGGCGTGCATAGGGACGGAAGATGTCGGCAAGGTCGCTCACTCTGACCTCTCCATCGGCAGGATAGAGATACTCATCGTAGATGGTATCATCACCTATCTTGATGGTGACGAGCAGGCGGGTCTTGGCCGTAAGAATGTCGATGTCGGGGATGTTCTCAAGGAAGAAACTGCCCGACGGAAGTGATGTGATGGTCATATATTATCTTTTTTGATGCAAAGATAATATGGAGATGGTAAAAATAAAAATACGGCTGACTACCCTCACGGGCGGTCAGCCGTATCAAAGCTTTTCAAAACTTTGTAAAATTTTTCGTGCTGCAAAGGTACGAAAAATTATGCATAACACATGGTAGTATAATAAAATATATGAGTTTTTAACTTAAACCAGGCTGGATGGCTTGACAACTCTCTCCCAAATAACCCATGCCACGGTACCGTCTGGCTGCGTGGCTAGATAGTAGCCATGCTCCTGCAGATACTGGTTGACGGCTTCTATACTGACACCGCCCATGTCATCAAGTTCCGTGGCGATATCCTGGGTCGTTTTGAAACTCTTCTTGTATTCAAGACCGGTGACTGCATCCTTCACAGGGAGGCAGCTGCGGAAGTGGAAGTAAGCGTCGAGCAGGTCCTGCTCAAACTGCTCGCTGTTGAATTTTTCTGTATTTCTTGGCATAATCTTCATTTTTTAAAGGGTTAAACTTAAATACCGTCATCTGGGTGCTGTCGGTACAATGCCGACTCATAGAGGTCAACCCAGTAGCTCAGACGGGAAGCCCAAAGGTCGTATTTGGTCTGAAGCCTGGAAATACGTGCCTCCTCTCGCTCCAGTTCTCTGAGGTATCTGCCGACAATACGGTGGGAGACTGGATTAACACAGTATCTCGACTGAATCTTGGCGTACTCCACTAGCTTGTACAGCTCAACACGTATTCTATCAAGCTCCCACCAACGTTCATTGAGCGCATCGCGGATGCGACGGCGTCTGAAATATAGCAAGAGAACGTCTCTCTTGACTTTCTTCTTATTCTTTTTCATACCTAATCGTTGTTGATGGTTTTCCACATGGCTAGAGTCATGTTGTATGGCTTAGCCTCTTTAGCACCGTATTGAAGAGTATAGTAGCGATGATCAAACCAGCGGATAACAGTCTGCTTGTGTGGCGCATCATCGATGAAAACAACTGATGCGACAACTTTGTTGTCTCTCTGAAATTTGAGTTCTACTTTATGGGCGTTCATCTGCCTGCCTTCAATAGCGAAGAACTTGCATCTGATGATATCCTTGGCTGTCAGCTTTGCTGTGCGTCTTCTGCGGTTTCTACTTTTCTTCATCGCTCACTCCTCCTTTCTTGTCTTTTTTCCAGCCTGGGTGCAGGAGTTCTGCTTCTGCTCCCGTAAGTACCCCCCCGCTTCTCGGTATCTCTCAAAGATGTTATGGCGGTCGCTCTGGATGGTATTGTTGTTGAGTGTCCAAAGGTTAGTCTCCTCGACCTTCGCCTTGTCTCTGCGAAATCCTGCCTCATTGCGATGCATTCTGCATTCACGGAGTGCATCCTGATATTCTTTCTTGGCATCCTCGAAAGCATTACGGGCACGGCGGTAGTTATCCCCTGCTTCATCCTCCATGCGTTCAATATTACCCAACGTCTCCTCGTAATTCCGGCTTATAGCCTGCAGTTCTGCCTGGTGGCGCTTGCGCTCGTCAGCAGCTCTCACGATGTTCTCCTCCAGCTGAGCATGAAACAGCTCTGTAGTCATTCTGCTCACCATTATGCTACCTCCCCTCCGAAAATGAAACCACCAATCATGACCATCGCCATCACAGCTGCGAAACCAACCATGGTGA